CTAACCTAGAAAAATTATAGGCAGAGGTCTATAAGCACCTTTGCTTTTTAAAAGTGGAGGTGCTTTTCTTATGGCTAGTCAGAGCCTTATTTCCACAGTAAACGGATATGAAAATTACATAGAGAGAAACGGAATAGATGAACAGGTAATTAATGCCTATGTAGACGCTTGCAGTGTAGCCATAAACGGCGAGAAAGATATTGAGTATGGACTACAACTTACTAAGAGGGCAAAAGAGCTTATAGAGCGTTTCTGTAAGGATAAAACAGGCGGAACGATATGGGATTTAGAAAAGTATGCGTTTGCAAATAAAACGGAATATGAGCTGATTAATTGGTTTTACGATATTTTACTGATTGAAGCACAACACAAAGTTGTTGACAGTTTTTTTAGATACATAGAAAAGAAACGTGAACCTAAAGAAAGATTCTATATGCCGAGAAGAAAACAGTTTATCAAAATAGGCTTAATAGAAGCATTACAAGGTATGATTGATGATAAATATGATATTTTATGTATTTCTCTCCCACCCGGAACAGGAAAAACCACAATCGAAAAGTTTTTCCATTCTGCGGTTATAGGTTGGTGCTCAAACGGATATAACCTTTTTTATTCACACAGCGGAGACATTACACGAATGTACTATGATGGAGTATACGATATTGTCACAAACGCTGACGAGTATACATGGGGAGAAGTGTTCCCTGGACTTGAAGTAACAAGTACAAATGCAAAACTTGAACAGTTTAACGTAGGAAAATATAAGCCATTTCAATCTGTACAATGTACATCTGTCGGCAGTAAAAATGCCGGTAAAGTCAGAGCCAATAAATTTCTGCTAGTTGATGATATGATAGGCGGCATTGAAGAAGCACTAAACCCAACCTATCTTGATAAATTGTGGGATAAATATGCAGTAGATGCACGACAAAGAAAGATACCGGACGAGGATGGAAACCCATGTAAAGAAATACATATTGCTACAAGGTGGAGCGTTAGAGACGTAATAGGACGTATTATACAAGCTTATGAGGGAAACAAACGAGTTAAAGTAATATCCGTACCTGATGTAGACCCAGTAACAGGAGAAAGTAATTTTGACTTTGAATTTGGTGGCTATACAGTAAAGGATTTTGAAGATATTCAGCTGCTTATGGATGAAATCTCATATCGCTGTCTGTATAAACAAGACCCTATAGAACGTGAGGGCTTATTATTCCCGGACGATAAAATCCGCAGATACCTTAATCTGCCACACGGAGAACCAGAAATTATCACAGCTCAATGCGATACTAAGGGCAAAGGTACGGATTACTTTGTACTACCGGTATTACAGAAATACGGAGAAGATTATTACTGCATTGATTGTGTATGCGATAACACAGCAGATTACGAAGAACAATACAGAAATGCCGCAGGAGTGCTTGCAAATAATAAAGTGCAAGAGTGTGAATTTGAGCGTAACGCCGGTGGTGATAGGGTTGCAATGGAAGTTAATAAGCGTGTGGAGAGTGTAGGCTGGATATGTAATATTACAGATACGCCTACAGAAACAAACAAAGAGGCAAGGATTTTTCAATGTTCTAACTGGATTTTGCAACACATTATTTTTAAAGACTCATCACTTTACAAACCTAATGAACCATATGGAATAATGATGTCGCTTTTAAAACAATATTCAGTATCAGGGAAAAAACAGCTTGATGATGTTCCAGATGTATTTTCAAATTTTGCATTGAGGATGACAAAAGGAAATCGGGTTAAAAAAACAGTCATTATGTCAAGCCCAATATAGGAGGTTAATCTATTATGACAACTAAGGATTATCTTAATCAAATCAGTAGACTTAATCGTATGATAAATAACAAGCTAACAGAGATAGCACAACTTAGAGAGCTTTCTTGCAGCATATCGGCAGTAAAAAATGAAGAAAGAGTGTTATCATCATCAGACCCAGATAAAATAGGCACTACATACGCCAAAATTGACGAAATGGAACGTAACCTTGATAAAATGATAGATGAATACACTGATAAGAAAAATACGATTATAGGGCAAATAGACAGCATAGAAGATGAAGATTACTACAACGTACTTTTTTCAAGATACATTGAAAAAAAGACATTTGAAGTAATTGCTACAGAAATGAATTTTTCATACAGGAATGTAACAAGACTTCATGGAAGAGCATTAAAAGTATTTGAAGAAAAATATGGCAATAGTTATTTAAAGTTGTCCTAGAATGTCCTATTACACTAATGATATACTGTATCTGTAAGAAATTACAGAGCTGTTTTTCATAAACAAAACATTCTTTATCAAGAAGCACCGCTACTTAATTATGGCGGTGCTTTTTGTTATGCAACGAGGTAAAAATATGAATTTCTATATGAATAAAGACAAGTCAATTATGTGTCCGAATTGCCATAAGTTTTTAATTAAGGCAGATAAGAAAGACCCACGCACACACAAACTAGCTTGCAAACATTGCGGCAAATGGATTTGGTATGTGCCTAACGATGATGATGATTTTCAGATTAAAGAAATACCAAACAGCAGAAGCTCAAGTGGTATGACATTTTATTAGAGGTGTAAGAAATGCAGACAGGAAGAATTGTATTAACAACGGATGTTCCGGAAATAACATATGAAAATGTGTTAGATGTATTAAGAGATGTCTTTTCAACACACATACAAAACGCCAACAGAATACAGTATCTTCTTGATTACGATGCAGGAATACAGCCGATAATTAGGAAGAACCCTAAGACTTACAGACCGGACATTGATTGTGAGTGTGTAGACAATGTCGCTCATCAAGCATCAGAATTTTGGACTTCATTCGCTTGGGGAAATCCTATTTCGCTTGTGCAGAATGGTGATGGAAAAGAGAAATTCGTTGCAGACGGAATATCGGAACTTAACAAACAGTACGAACTTGCAAAGATTAAAGCAAAGACGCAAGACTTGGGAAGATATGTAACAATCGGGGCGACATGTAATGTTCTTGTAGATGTAAATATGGAATGGAAAAAGAATAAGCCATATTTCACATTAGACATATTAGACCCACGAACATCATTTGTAGTGAAGTCAAGCTATTATTCCGATAAGCGAACAATGATGGGCGTTACTTACAGACACGATAGAATAACCGGGAACAACTACTACACTTGCTTTACAAAAGATTTCCGCTTTGAAGTGGTTAATCTCAATGAGATTGCAAATGGAGATTATACGAAAAAAGAAGCATGGAGACATCAGCAAAGAAGCGGGGAAGTAAATCCGCTTGGAATTGTGCCGATTATAGAGTATTTCCGGTCATATGACAGAATGGGAGTTTGGGAACATCAGAAATCAGAATTAGACAACCTTAACCTGCTTATTTCCGATTTTACAAATGATGTTGAACAAAACACGCAGGCAGTATGGCATACAAACGATGTTGATTTCCCTGTAGAGAGAAAAGTTACAGACAATGAGGATGGCACGCAGACTATTGAAGAAACTGTAAGGAAACCAAAATCTGGCGAGTGGATGCAGACTTATACATCGGCGGACGGAAAGACACCAATTGTTGAATCTCTTGCAATTAATTACGATTACACAGGGATGCTCAATAACATCCAATATCGTAGAAATAAGATACTTGAAAAATGCAACGTGCCACTTACTAATGACAATGCATCTAACATAACAGGTGTTGCGGCTAGTAATGCAAGTGGATGGGACCACGCAGAGGCAGCAGCAACAAAGTTACAGATGATAACCGAAAGCTGCAAAATGGATGAACTAGAAGTAGTTCTTGCGGCTATTGATAAAAGTCCGTATGTCCCACAAGATAGCCCATTAAGACTTATAAGCCTTGAGGATATTGAAATTAACATTAAGAGACAAAAGCTATATGAGTTATCAACAAAAGTCAACAGTATAGCAACACTTATTAATGCAGGCATTAATGGAGGAAAAGTACTTAATGCAATTCCTGTATTTGACGACCCTAACGAAGTTTGGGAAGCAAGCAAGGAAACAGTCGAAAAAATACAAAAGAGCAACATTAAAGATGATGCAACTAACAATGACCGCATAATGCAAGATTTGAGCGACCAAGTTAGCAACAGCCCTCTGATTGATAAGAGCAGAACAAATAAATAATCAAGGTATATAGCCACTGGGAATTATCCTAGTGGCTTTTTATATGCACAGAGAAGTGGATAAAACACAATGAGACAGAGAAGTCAAGAAAACACAGAAAAGTGAGGTAACAAAAATGGCAGATGAAGCTAAATCAACAGCAACCGAAAACCCAACAGATACACAGACAACCGAAGTAAAGCCAAATACACCCACAGTTGAAGAACTGATGGCACAGCTTGCTACAGAAAAGGCAGACAGAGCCAAGGAAAAGCAGGCACTTGATAAGGCTTTAAGGGAAAAAGGAGAGCTTACCAAGGCTTTAAGAGCAAAGCAGACAACCGAGGAGCAGGAAGCGGAAGCTAAGGCAGAAGCGGAACGCTTACAGAATGAGAAGTATGAGGAAGCTGTAAAAGAACTTAATCATATTAAAGCGGTTAATGCTTACAAGAGCGTATCTGAAAAGTCTGTAGAAAAACTGATTGATGCAGTTTCGGACGCAGACCATAACACTATTGCAGCAATTATAGAAGCTGAAAAGAAAGCAGCAGTCGCAGAAGCACAGACCGAATGGATGAAATCAAGACCTAGAGTTAATGCAGGCGGAGAATATTCCGGCATGACAAAGGAACAGATTATGGCTATTCCGGACAGAAATGAGCGTAGAAAAGCTATTGCTATGAATATGGATTTATTTAATTAGGAGGTAAATATGGCGGCAGAAGAAAATTTAATTAAGAAAGCTGACCTTGTAAGAGCAAGAGAGGTTGAGTTTGTAAACATTTTTAGTGAAAACATCAAGAAGTTAATTGAGGCACTTGGAGTAACAAGAAAGATTCCAAAGCAGGCGGGCTACACATTAAAGTCCTACAAGGCTACAGGAACACTTGAAAACGGAGAAGTCGCAGAGGGCGAAACAATCCCACTCTCTAAGTATCAGACAGTTGCAGTAAACTACAAGGAAATTACTTTGAAGAAGTGGAGAAAAGCCACATCGGCAGAGGCGATTATCAGTGGAGGCTATGACCAGGCGGTACAGATGACAACTGACAGAATGTTACTTGATGTTCAGAAAGGCATTAGAGGTGACTTTTTCACATTCCTTGCAACAGGCACAGGAACAGCAACAGGCGTAGGTTTTCAGGCAGCACTTGCACAGGCTTGGGGACAGTTACAGGTCAAGTTTGAAGACGATTCAATCGAAGCTGTCTATTTTATGAATCCACTTGATGTAGCTGATTATCTTGCTAAAGCACAGATTACATTACAGACAGCATTCGGCATGACTTATGTAGAGAACTTCCTCGGTCTTGGAACTGTTATTTTTGACAGCAAAGTACCAAAGGGAACCATCTACGCAACAGCAAAAGACAATATCGTACTGTATTACATTCCTGTTAATGGTGCAGACCTCGGAGAAGCGTTTGATTTCACATCAGACCAGACAGGTCTTATTGGCATTCACGAAACACCGGACTACAGCAATATGACAGCTTCTGACACAGTGGTTTCCGGCATTGTACTTTTTGCTGAAAGACTTGACGGAATTATTAAGTCTACAATCACAGAGGCAGAAGCGGCGTAAGGAGAATTGTTATGAGTTATAAGGTAATTTACAGGTTTATGGATTTACAAGACTTTAATCACATATACGAAGTTGGAGATGAATACCCTAGAAATGGTTCAGAAACAACTCCGTCAAGAATCAGAGAACTTGCAACCACAGAAAATAAAATCGGCAAACCGCTAATAAAAGGTATGCAGAATAATAATGGTTCTGTAAAACCTGTAGATTTGCCGAATGAACATAGCAAGGATTTGAATAAGACAGCTATAAATCGTATGTCTACATCTGATTTACAGGCATTTGCCACAGAACAAGGCATAGACAATGCAGAAGAACTCACAGGAGCAGAATTAAAGAAGCTGTTAATTGAGAAATTAGGATTATAGGAGATAGTTATGGAATACACCACATTAGAACAGGTCAAAATCAGACTTAAACAATTTCATATTGATACAGTCACAAATGATGATGAAACGACATCTGATGTGGTAGTGTTCGATAGCAAAGAAGATAATCCGATAATCGAACAGCTCATTAAGCAAGCTACAGAAGATGTAAAGGCAAGAAGAAACTACCCCGACAGCTACACAGATGAAATGATAACCGAGGACTTGAAGAAATTTGAGAGCGTTATTGTTAATCTGACTGTCTATGACCATTCACAAGCAGGCGAAGCATTTATGGCAAGTTACAATGAGAATGGCGTAAACAGAACTTGGAAAGATAGAGATAGCTTATTTGTTGGGGTATTTCCATTTGCTAAAGTGTTATAGAAGACTGTGCGTTAGCATTTTGCTTATGTCAGCAATATGTTAGCAGGCGGCGCACATTAAGGGTGGTGGGCGGTGTGCCATTATTAATTATGAAAGGCGGTATATCAATGCCAATAGCAGTAATTATAAGCATAATTTCAGTTGCTTTTTCCGTCTTTTTCGGATTTTTCAGTTTATCATTCAACTCTAAGAATGATAAACGAAGTGACAGAGTAGAACTTGAAGAACGTGTGAAAGAGAACACGCGAATAAATATGAAACTTGACGCAATATCTAACAATACAACGGAGATTAAGAACGAAGTCACAGAAATGCGTAAAGAACTTAATTCTCACGATAGTAGGATAGTTAAAGTTGAAGAAAGTGTTAAGTCAGCACATCACAGAATTGATGGCATAGAGACAAGACTTAATGATGACAAGGAGGTATAGCAGAATGGATATAACATCAGTATCAACAGTAGTTGCAATCGTTGTAATAACATATCTGATAGGCTTAGGAGCTAAGGCAATTCCACACATTAAGGATAATTACATTCCTATAATTGTAGGCGTTGCAGGTGGTATCTTAGGCGTTATAGGTATGTATGTAATACCGGATTTTCCGGCAAATGACATTCTTAATGCAATCGCAGTAGGAATTGTGTCTGGATTGTCAAGTACTGGCATAAATCAGATTTATAAGCAGGTAAAGAACAATGCTTGACATTAATAAGCAGGCTATGAAGTATTCGCTTCAAGGACAAACTGTCACCATCTATGAAAGAGATGATGAGGGCAATATCCTTTATGAGGGATATACCGACACAGAAGGTAATTTTATTCCTTATCTTGATGATGAGGGAAATAAGATACCCAAAGTCCTTGAAGAGAAAACAGGTTTTTCAGAGCCGGTTGATTTCAAAGCTAACATATCGTTCAGTGGTGGAGAAGCGCAGAGTAAAGAATACGGCTTTGATACCGCTGATTTTGACGCTATTTTACTGACAGATAGGAATACATTACCTATTCAAAAAGGCGACCTTATCTGGCTTGATAGCAAGCCTACATACACAGATGATAGCCTCGTTGATGAAACATCAGCGGACTTCACGATTGTAGGTACGAAACCAGCATTGTGCTCAACTAAGTATATGCTTAAAGCAGTTGTAAAGTAGGTGACTATGGAAGATATAAAGATTGATGTTTTAGGAACTGAATATGTTGTGAAGTTCAAAGAACTAAATGACGAAGATATTGACGGATTTTGTGATAACACACAAAAATTAATAGTCATTCGTTCGGATAACGAAAATAAAGTTGGAGATTTCAAATATTTACAGAAAAAACAGCTAAGACACGAAATTATTCACGCGTTTATGTCTGAGAGCGGTTTACAGTGTAATTGGCAACATATCGAACAGTTTGGACACGATGAAACAACAATTGATTGGTTTGCTATCCAATCACCTAAAATATTCAGAGTATTTGCAGAATTAAAATTGCTTTAAGGTGGTGCAATTATGGCTAAACATACAATTAATGTATCTTTATCGGAAAGCTCAATACAAGGGGCAATAAGACAGCTACAACAGTATAAGAACTGGCTTATCAAAAAAACTTCACAGCTTGTCAAAGAACTTGCAGAAGTTGGAATACCTGTCATTGATGAAAATATGGCAAAAGCAAGTTATACATATGATGAGAAAGGCGTTCGTAGCGGTTCAGATACAAGCCATCACAGTTATGTTGAAATAAAATCCGCAGGAGAATATGTTGAAGCAAAATTAATTGTAGAGGGCAAAGAACTTATGTTTATAGAGTTCGGAGCTGGTGTATTCTACAATGGAGCGGCTGGAAGTAGCTCACATGACAAAGGCGTTGTTAATGGTATGGTTATAGGCTCATACGGCGAACATCACGGCGTACAAAAAGTGTGGGGTTACTATGACGATGACGGAACCTTAGTTCTTACACACGGCGTAGAAGCACAAATGCCTGTTTATAAGGCTGATATGGAAATTATACAGAAATATGTTGAGGTAGCAAGGAGGGTGTTTAGTTAATGGCAAATGCAAACGATTGGGCGATAGACCTTGAAAATACAGTCACAGCACTTGTCAAGGCTAAAACCCTAACACAGCTTAAAAAAACATATCCAAAGATAGTCATAACCAATGAGGGGGAAAACAGCGGTCAAGCAATATTCCCAACAGTATACATTCATTTATTGCCAGCAGTTGAACAAGGACAAACACTTGACGGACAGACAATTAACGCATTGTTAGCAACATTTCAAGTAGATGTTACCACTAACACAAGCAAGTCTGACTGCCGAAAGGTTATGGCAGTAATTACAGATACATTCAAGGCAATGAGATTTCAAGGCAATGCAATGCCAGAGTTCTCAATCAGTAATAAAGTACATAAGAGTACCGCTAGATTCAGAAGAATGATAGCGGCAAATGATAGATTATTGTAACAAAGAGCAGAAATGCTCTTATTTTTTTGCAAATTTTTAGGAGGTAAGAAGATATGGCAGATACAGTAGCAGGATTAAGCGCACTGGGAATCACGTTTAGTTATGGTGTTGAAACTACAGCAGGTACTAAACCAACAGCGTTTAAACTTCTTCATAGAATCAATTCTATTGATGAGATTACAGTAACCCCAGAGGCTATAGATGCATCAGCACTTGAAGATTTACAGACAAGAAACATTGCAGGTAGAGATACAGTTACAGATACAGTTGCGGTAACAGTTAATAAGACGGAAGCTACAATCAAAGAGTGGAAAGACCTTATTACAGAATATAAGGCTTTAACTGATGGAAAGAGAATGTGGTTTCAAGAGATTACTCCGGGTATATCAGATGCGGAGTTCTTTGTTGCACAGCCGCCTTCAAAGTTACCAATTACGGGCAAGGAGCAAAATTCACTTCTTACAATGGCTATCAACCTTATTATTGAGGATATGGTAGGAACAGATACAGCAGTAACCCCAACATCGGGGGAATAATGAGCTATTCGACTAAATCAAAAAAGGCTGTGTCGGATAGCGTAGAAAACGCCAAAACAGCCGACTACACATCATATCTTGATGATGTAACAGAATAATTAATTTAAAAGGCAGGTGCGGTGTAAAATCCGCACCTTTCCCTATATGGACGATAGGGTGGGAAAGGGTAAAAATTATGATGAATATTAATGTAAACGGAAATGAATACAAAGTTGAGTTCTCTTTTGGAGCAGCAGAGTGTAAAGAGATAGTGCAGAAAATGTTCTCTGTCGTTAATGGTTCTTACTTACTTGTACAGACAGACAAGAGTGTTGCACAGGCTTCCTTTGATGGATTAGCAAATATGACAGCAGATGTGCCAGAGATTTGTATTTTAGCCATTTATGCAGGCTGTATTGACAATAACCCTGTAACTATGGATGAAGCAAAGGAACTCACTAGAGCATATATTACAGAGAAGAGAAAGACAGATAAAAGTTACGGATATAGAACATTGTTCGAGGAGATTAAGAAAGCGATGGAAGATGATGGTTTTTTCGAGCTGTCGGGAATAACAGCGATGTTAGAGGAGATGGCGAACAATGTGGAAGAAGCGACACAGGAACAGAAGAAGCCGACAGTAGTTCCACAAGACCACAAGAAAAAGCAGACTTCCACAAAATAATATGGGAAGAATACTTTGTTTTAGCCAGTTCACTAGGCGTTAGTTATTCAGACTTCCTTAAAATGACACCTAAAAAGCTATGGGCGGTTGTAGAGGGTAAGAAACTTGAAAGACAACGAATGGATTCAGATATATGGCTTGCAGTAGGCAACTACATACTCCCAGCAATCAAGATAGGTGTTAGAAGCGGTGCTTGGGGTAAAGGCGAGCTTGAATACCCAGACAAGCCTATTTATAGAGATATTAACAAAAAAGAGAACAGCAAAGATGAAATACAAAGAAAGAGAGAAGAATTTGTTTTGAATATGAAAATACGAAAAGCAAACTGGGATTTAACGCACCCTAAAAATGATAAGCCGGAGGTATAAAGCGTGGAATTAGACAGTTTAGAAGTCAAAATTACCGGTACTGCCACTAAAGCTATCAATTCTGTAGATAAGCTGATAAATCAACTTACAAGGCTATCAACATCACTTGCAACTGTGAATGGTTCATCACTAAGCGGTCTTGCAAATGGTGTTAGTCAGTTAGGTTCCGCTATGCAGAATATGAACGCAGGAACAGCAGATTTTACAAGGCTTGCCAAGAATATCACAAAGATAGGTTCTGTTGATTCAGTTGCACTAACTAACACAGCTACATCACTTCAAGCTGTCACAAAGGCAGTTGCAAGCATATCAGCTATTCCGCAAAATGCAACACAGGTCACAGAATTTGCAAAGTCACTTGGTAAGCTAGGCAGTAAAAGTATTGAAAATGCCGTTGTAAACATTCCAAAGCTAGGTAATGCTTTAAATGGCTTAATGACAACGCTATCAAGAGCACCAACAGTAAGTCAGAACGTTATTCAAATGACTAACGCATTGGCTAATCTTGCTAGTCAAGGTAGCAAGGTGGGTACTTCTTCAAACTCGCTTCAAAAGTCACTGTATGGCGTGTCTACAAGTGCTAGGACAGCAACTAGAAGCAGTTGGAACTTAGCAAGTGCGATAGGTAAGTTTTATGCCACTTATTTTATGGTAATTCGTGGCAGTAAGAAACTTATAGAAGCAATTAAGTCAACAACAGATTACATTGAAGCATTCAACTATCAAGCGGTAGCGTTTGGCAAGATTGGTTCAGAGTGGGATAAAGATTACGAAAAGTACGGATATGATAACGCAACAGCATACGCGGAAAGTTTTCAAAGCAGAGTAAATGATACTCTTGGAAAGCTATCTGGTTTAAAAGTTAATGTTCAAGGCGGTTTGCTTGAAGAAAGCGGAGCAAAGAACTTAGGACTTAATATACAAGAGATAACGCAGTACGCTTCACAGTTAGCTTCTGTCACTAACTCATTAGGACAGACAGGCGAAGCGACAACGGCAATAACAAAGTCAATGACAATGCTTGCAGGCGATATAAGCTCACTTTTTAATGTGGACTATTCAACGGTAGCACAGAACTTACAAAGTGGCTTAATCGGTCAATCAAGGGCATTGTATAAATATGGTATTGATATTACTAATGCTACATTAGCGACGTATGCCTATAACTTAGGCATTTCTAAGTCTGTATCAGAAATGACACAGATGGAAAAACAACAGTTAAGAGTGTTGGCAATATTGGACCAAAGTAAAGTATCTTGGGGTGATTTAGCTAATAGACGGAAGAAAGCTGATATAACTTATCTTCCAAGTGTTGCATAAGAATAGAAATATCTTATGGCAATCGGGCAAAATCGGTAAAGGCTAAAGTTTTCAACTATGCTAATACCGAGATAACTTAATAGATTACGAACAGGCTATTGAGTATCGTAACGAGTAGGAATTGAATAAATATAATATTCCCAAGAGTGCCCGACACTACTGTATATAGGACAGTATGAGGTGGAAGTGGCTACCACCAAACCAAACATAATGATGTGGGTGATAATGTACTCTGAACTTATAGGAAACTATAAGAAGTATAGGATAAAGAGCCTATACGATAACAAATTTGACAATCAACTCCCCAAGTAATATGTTACGCCAGTTCAGTAACAACATGAAGGAAGTAGGAATGGTAGCAGGACAGCTATTTATCCCAATTCTTTCAAAGGTTATGCCGGTAGTAAACGGAGTAACTATTGCAATCAAAAGATTATTAGTCAATCTTGCTTCTTTAATGGGCGTAAAGATTGATTTTGAGAGTTTTGGACAAAGTGGCTACAAAGATACATCAGACGGCTTAGAAGATATTTCAGATGGCTACCAAGATGTAGCTGATTCAGCTAAGAAAGCTACATTATCCCTTATGGGATTTGATGAAATAAATAAATTACAGGACGATACAAGCTCAAGCAAAGGCTCAAGTGGTGGTGGCGGTAGCTCTATTGATTTGACAGACGATATTACTAAGGCAGCGGCAGAATATGAAGCAGCTTGGGATAAAGCATTTGCCAATATGGAAAATTCGGCAGTTGCTTGGGCTGATAAGATAGAGAAAGCACTTGAACCTGTTAGGAAGATATTTAAAGATTTTGCAATCGGGGATTTTTATGCAGCAGGACAAGATACATCTAACCTTGTAGCAGGAATTTTTAATTGGTTTGCAAAGGCTATAGATGATGTTTCTTGGTATACAATTGGACATAATATAGGAGAGTATTTAGCTGGACTTAATTGGGTTGAAATATTTTCAAGCCTTGGCAATGTGTTATGGCAAGCCATTAAAGCAGCTATCGAATTATGGAGTGGTTCATTTACGGCAGCACCAATTGAAACAACTTTAATAACGGCTATAGCGGCATTGAAATTTACAGGCTTAGGAAGTGTTTTGAAAAAGAAACTTGTTACAGTAATAGGAACAAGTATTAAAGGTGCTTTAAAATCATTCGGAACAGGCAGTATAATATCAGGAATAGGTGGATTACTTACAACGGATATAGGCACTATTATAGGAGCAGGAACAGCAACAGAAATAGGTTTAACTATAGGTGCTGGAATAGTAGGTGGAATAGTAGCTGCTATTGCTGGATTTAATTTAGGTAATTGGCTCAATGAAAAATTAACAGGCGAGAAAATAGATATGTCAATGTTTGACCAAATAGCATATCTTATAAAAGCACCATTTGAAGATTTACCTAGCTTTATTGACGGAGTGATAGAAACTATCACATTTGGACATAAAGATGATATAGCAAATTGGTGGACTACAAGTGTTGCACCTTGGTTTACTAAAGAAAAATGGGGAGAACTGGGAGACAACATAAAAACATCTTTAAGCGAAAAATGGAACAGTTTTTCAGATTGGTGGGGCAATACAGCTATTGTTAGCTGGTGGAATAATAATGTTGCACCGTGGTTTGAAAAAGAAACATGGGTTGACGCTGTTGATGGAATGAAATTAGGAATACAAGAAAAATGGGATTCAATCGTTGGTTGGTGGAACAGTCTGGCAATTGTTTCTTGGTGGAGTAATGATGTGAAACCGTGGTTTACTAAGGAAAAATGGGAAAACTTGGCTGACGGAATTAAAAAAGGCATTCAAGGGAAGTGGGATGATGTTGTAGATTGGTGGGATAGCAAACCAGCACTTCAACGCATTTCTGTGGCTATCGAAGATTTTAAAGCTAAGATACAGAACGCTTGGAACAGCTTTAAGCAGTGGTGGAATGATTTAGGACTTGAATTTCCACACATTGATACACCACACTTTAAGATTGACGGAGAATTTAGTCTTGCACCGCCTAGAGTGCCAAAAGTCAGTATTGATTGGTATGCAAACGGCGGATTCCCAAACAAAGGACAGTTATTCGTTGCTAATGAAGTTGCACCCGAAATGGTTGGTACTATGGACGGAAGAACAGCAGTAGCCAATCAGCAGGAAATCACAACAGGTATTGCCAACGCAGTTTATCCAGCGGTTTACAATGCAGTTGTAGCGGCTATGTCAGAAGCTAACAACAATGTAAACATAACATTACAAGGTGACGCAGATAAGCTGTTTACAATGGTACAAGATAAAGCTAATAACTATACTAATATGACAGGGCAAGCAGCCTTTCCGTATTGATAAGATAAAAGAATTGTGTTATTCTTTTACTATATATAAAAAGCAAAGGGGTAACGCAATATGGGAGATAAGAAACAGAAAAAGAAAGATAGTAAACTTAGCATAGTGGCAGCGGTTATGGCACTTTTTACTTTTACAATTCCAGTAGCACTTATATTAGCTATTGTGGATTTGACTAAAAGCAAAGGGAATAGATCACAAAGGCATTTAGGTTCTTATTTTGCAATTATATTTTCGATATTAATGTTAATAGTAGTAATTGACAGAAATGGAAATAATAATAATGCAGACGGCATAAATGTCACTAAACAAGCTGCTACAACAGAACAGAACACAGATACAATTACATATGATAATACAACGCTTAAATATCTTAAGCATGATGTAATTACAGATAGCAATGACAGAGAAGTTCTTGTTGTTTATTTTGACTTTGCAAACAATTCAGAAGATAACACAGCCTTTGCATATAATTATAATGTTACATGTTTTCAGAACGGCAAAGAACTCGACTATCCGTTAGTTAGTTTTGACATTGACGAATACAATAATATTGCAAGAGAATTACAGACAGATACAAATATTACAGTTGCAAGGATATATATACTAGAAGATAAAAGTAATGTTGATTTAGAAGTAACGCCACTGGGAGATGATAAAAAACTTATGAAATTAACATTAGAATTACAGTAGAGGAAATATGTATGTCAGTAAAAAAAGAACTAAATGAAATGCTAGAAGCAATAGGGATAAAGAAAAAGCAACAGCCACAAGTTCAACGCCCATTAAATCCTAACTTTAAAGGAGTGTACAGAGCGACGGAAAACGGATTGGTTGAAGTATATTGTCCAAGATGTAGTAGTTGGGATTGTTCTCACACGCAGATTACAACAACTGTACCGCAGAAAACTAAGACAAGATATACTGTTAATTTGAATCCTTTAAGACCGTTTACACTGGTTAATGAGAAAGAGAAGATTAAGCAACAGGGCGGAACTTATTCACAACATAGGTTTATGTGTAACAGATGTGGGCTGATTTTTTGGTAAACAAAAGGCTGTCAGCCCGACAACTGACAGCCAAAAGTTACAATACCACTTAAACAAGCAGTACAAATATTATATAACACTAATTGAATTAATGCAATAGAAATATTAAGGAATGTATCAGAAATGGTGCATTCCTTTTTTAATGCCTTGAAAGGGGTGATTTGATTGATTGACGCAGTTGTGATTGAGGGGGTTAGATTCCCAGTAGCATATAACGGCTACACATACAGTAGGAATAAGATATGGTCTAAAAATACAGGAAGAAATGATTACGGAGAAATGGTAGGCACAATCGTGGATATCAAAGACAAAGTAGAGCTTCAATTACCGCCATTAACAGGTGAACAGGCACTGTTGCTTGATAATGTGGTAAGTGACATAGATAACCCATTCCCAACGGCACAAGTCTTATTCTTAGGTGGCACACAAAAGGAAATGACAATATATACAGGAGATGTGACATATCCGTATCTTACAAGGGCAAAAAATGAGGACGGACTTATAGTCGGAGCAAAATTAAGTTTAATTCAGAAATAAAGGAGAGTTCCACATGAAACTTAAAACAAGTGAGTTAATAGACAGATTTCAGAGTTTGAGCAACATATCACATGACAAGACTACAGGCAGAATTGCTATGGCTGTTATGTGTAATATCAAGGCGTTAGAAGAATTATATAAGGCAACATTACAGACTATAGAAGATACTAAGGTTAAGTATGCAGATAAGGACGACAGTGGTAATCCAGTTATCAACGATAATCAGTATCAGATTACATCAGAGAACTTAAAGAAGTTACAGGAAGAATTGCAAGAAATCAATGAACAAGAGATTGAAGTACCTGACATGACAATGCTTCCTATGGACGCATTCGATAAATGCGAAGAAATTACACCAGCTAAATTATACTCAATTGAGTTTATGATAAGCCATTAATTAATCAATAAAGGCGGTGTAGAATGAAGATATTAGACACAGCTATGACGGAAATTGTTAAAGGAAATAGCGCAAGGTACTATTCCAAGTATGTTGTTGACGGAAAAGAACATACTGAAACGCTTAACAATTTCAAGTTTCAAAACATAATAAATCCCAATAACGAAATTACCATAGGTAACACTTGCGCAAGCAGTGTTACCTTTTCTATTTATATGCCACAAGTAAGTCTTGAAAACAAAGAGGTTACTATATATGAGGGTGTAAAAGTTGGTAATGAGATTAAGTATATTAAATTAGGAATATTTATAGTTACTAAGCAGACAAGCGACGGAGAGTATACAAGCTATGAAGCATACGACAGAATGTATAAGGCTGATATGCCTTATTTCTCTGATATGACATTCCCAAGCACGGATAAGGATATTCTTAATGAGATATGCGGTAAGTTAGGCATATCTTTAGCAACAAATATAGTTACAGCACATACTATCAGTGGCAAGCCGCAAGGATATACCTACAGAGAAATTATCGGTTATATGGCTATGTTGCAAGGCTGTAACGCGGTAATTAATTCTGATGGCAACCTTGAATTAAGGTGGTATAAGGATAGTGGATATGTACTTGACGGACATAAGTATTATCAGCAAGGTGTTACATTCACAACGAGTAAAGATTTTATCATACAGAAACTGACATGCAATAATACCAAGAGTGGTTCCACAGAACAAAGCGAGATTACTTCTGGTGACGGAGCGACAGGGCTTAGTTTTGCCAATCCGTTTATGACGCAGGCAATTCTTGATGAAGTCTATAAAAAGATAGGCGGCTTTCAGTTCAGACCGCTTACAGTTAAGTTTGTTGGTGACTGGCGATTGGAAGTTGGCGATATTATAACTGTTAATAAAGGTGGCGTTGATTACAAAGTGCCTATAATGCAGATTACGCACGAATGTGACGGCGGCTTAATGGACACAGTTACATCTATCGGACAATCTGACACGGAGAATACAAGCGTTGCTTCTGGACCTATTACTAAGCAGATGGAACGGTACTATGCCGACTTGATACTTGTAAATAAAGCGCTTATTAATAAACTATCTGTTGATGAAGCTGATATCAGATACGCAAGCATTGAAACCTTAAAGGCTGTTAATGCTGATATTGACAACCTTAAAACAAATAAACTAGATGCAACATATGCAGATATCATTAATGCTAATGTGGAAAGTCTTAAGGCAGCTAATGCTGAAATTACGCAATTAAAAGCCAATTCATTGACGGCGGACATAGCAGATTTAAAGTACGCACAAATTGATTTTGCGAATGTCAAAGGACAAGTTGTAACAACATCACTCATCAAAGATGGTGCAGTAACAAACGAAAAGGTGCAAAGTCTTTCAGCAAACAAGCTGACAGCTGGTACTATTGACGCAAGCAAGATTACAGTTACTAATCTTAATGCTGATAACATTACAGTAGGTACAATCAATGGCAAGCGTATCGGAACGGGTTCCTTATCTTTGGATAAGTTAGCCGAGGAAGTACCCACAAAAGAATACTTAGATAAAGTGCAGGAAGATTTACAGGGTCAGATTGACGGAAACATTGAGACATTCACTAAGACAGAAATACCTACACTTAATAATGAGCCGGCTGTTAATTGGACTGATGATGCCACAAGAAAGAAACATATAGGCGATATCTGTTATGTGGTTAATCCGGCTTCAAGTGCAGATGGATATTCATACAGATTTGCTGATACAGGTACATTAGAAGCACCTAACTATGAATGGGTACTGATTAAGGATAGTGATGTTACTAAGGCGTTACAGGATATTATTAACATCAATGGCGAGATTACAGGTATTAAGAAGTTTAATGTTGAAATAAGCTCATGGAAAACTGATACAGACAGTGAATTATCAAGCCTTAAGACGCGAACAACTAGCCTTGAAACTGATATGAGTAACAAGGTCGATACCACGACATTTAATGAGGTTAAACAGACTGTTGATGAAAATAGTTCTACTATAACCAAAATGTCCGAAACCCTTAGTAATAAGGCTGATAGTAGCACTGTTACCGCATTGAGTAATACTGTTAATAGCATTAAACAGACAACAGACAGTAACACATCAAGCATATCAAAACTTACAACTGTAGTTGAGAAAAAAGCTAATCAAGATGAAGTTACAAGCATATCTAATAAGCTGACAACTGTTGAACAGAACTTAAATGGATTGACGGTTGATGTTACAAATCAATACCAATACATTAACAATCAGCTTAATGGCAATCATAAGATATATGAGATTGCACATGTGCCAACTAAAGATAATTACCCAGCTAATGAATGGAGCATACAAGTATATCCAAGTGATGATATGTACCCTAGTGATAGCACATGGGAGTACACAGAAGATGAGTATGAGAAGTATGTAGGAACTATTGCATATTGGAAAGACCAACAAAGAGCATGGCGATTTATAAGAAAGTCTGACGGAACACATGATTGGGTTGAAATCAGTGCGACAGAAACAACCTATCTTCTTAATCAGAATGCTTCATTAAGAATTGATGTGAACAATATAAGTACAAGTCTATCTTCTCTTACAACTAATGTTCAGAACAATTACAGTACAACAACTCAGATGAATAATGCTATTACACAAGCAGTTAATGCGGAAAGCAATAGTATCAAGAGTGAAATTTCTACAACTTATGTAACAAAGAATGCTCTTACAGGCTATAGCACTACAGAAGCTATGAACAATGCTATAACACAAGCGATAACCAAGGAAAGCAATAGTATAAAGTTGGAAGTCTCTAATAATTACGCTACTAAGAAGAGTCTTGAAAGTTATGCCACAACAGCAAGCCTTGAAGCATATATTAAGAAAGACCCAGCAACAGGTGAACTCAAATCTGCCATAGAAGCTATAGCAGATGATATTACACTTAAAGCTAAAGGGGCAATTAATATTAGTGGTAATAAGTCTGTTAATATTAATGGCGACCTATTTACATTAACAACAACTAATACCACTATTTCAGCAGATGGAACAATCACATGTAAAAAATTAAATGCTAAAGGTAGCACAATAGGTGGATACACAATTAATGATTATACTTTAGTGGGTGAACAAGTTGGAATAAGTAGTAAAAGCGGATATGCTTGGGCGTTTTGGGCCGGTTCTGATACACCAGAAAATTCTGTGTTTAAGGTAGGACATGATGGTAGCTTGTATGCAAAATCAGCTCATATTACCGGAGGAGATATAGACATTAACACAAGTACATTGAGCACATCTGCAATTAAGCTAAATTACGGCAGTAGGCACGCTAAAATGTCTCCTTATCAAATAAGTTATACATCAGATGAATATGAATCATTTATGGATGCAGATGGCTTCGCAATTTTGGATAAAAGCGGAAATAGTATATCTGAATTAAGAGATAAGTCTTTAATGTTAAATCAGGGAGATTGTTATGTGTATGGATATTATTATATAAGTTCTGGCGGTGCATGGGTTGAACTGTCAGAGTGGATTAAACAAAAATTAGGTATATAAATCCGCACAGCGGTAGAAAGGAAAACAATATGTTAAGTATAACAAAAACAACAAATTTAAGCGGAACATCTGTGATTAACGGTCAATCAGCCATGACAATGTATGCGGCTGTACCAGAAACTGGTTCACTGACAATTAGTCAGACAATCACTAACAAGGAATTATACCTTGCAAATCAGACACAATGCGATAATGATTATGAGAATTTTAAATCGGAAGTCAATAAGCTGTTAAAGAGTGAACAGCAAACAATCGGTTCAGATACGACAGATACAATAACAGAGTGAATCATCAGAGAGTGTGGGTTTAAACCTGCACTCTTATTTTTAGGAGGTAAATTATGAGCTTAACAGGATTTCTTTCGTACAGCCGTGTAAATTGGCAACAATCGCCAAGTAAAAGCACTCCGCTTAGTGCAGCAAACTTAAATATAATGGACGCAGGAATTAAGAATAACAATGACATGATTAGCAATATTCGTGACGAGATTACACAATTAAACAGCAATATTGACGTTAAAAACTCTTTTTGCAAAAATATTGCAAGTATAAATGGTACTCTTGAAGGTTATGGCTATAATTATTGCTATTATAATAAATCTACCAAAACAGGGATTTTATACTATGCCTCCAAAATTGAAACACAAGATTCTACACAGAATAATTTTACAGGATATTATGACATAGAAACAGTTCTTGAAAATATGGGTATTAGCTTTAGTAAAGTATTGGAAAGTAATTATACTCCTTATGATGCCACAGGTGTAGTTCGAGCAAAGTTGATAGGCTATGGAACAACATTGTTATATAGCTCTGCAAGCCAGCATTATGCTTTTGCTCGATATTATACAAAAGATGGTAATAAAGGAGCATGGGCTACAAGCGAATTCCAAAAGGGTGATTATATTACAGGCTCACTTATATTTAGTTAAGTTTCAGATACTGCCTTAGTAATTGCACCGGTGCATTTAATATTATTGCAGTTTAGTCGCGGAATGAGCAATTAGTAAGGTTGGCAGTGCCGCATAACATTAACAATATAATATTCGCAATCAAGCACCCCAGCGGAAACACTGGGGTGCTTTTTTGATACACATTTTTCTAAATTTAGGAGGTAAATTCATGAGTAAATTATTCGGAATTGACACATCAAGGTGGCAGGGAGACTTTGATTTTAAAAGTGCAAAAGATAATGAGAATGTAGACTTTGCCATTATCAAGGCAGGCGGTGCTGATGATGGCTTATACGAAGATAGAGAGTTTGAGAACAGTTATAACAAGTTGGAAAGTGCAGGAATCCACAAGGGAGCCTATTTCTTTGGCAATGCATTAAGTGCTGATGAAGCTGTAAATGAAGCCCGATATTTTGCACAGCTTTTAGCAGGTAAGTCATTCTGCTACCCAGTATTCTATGATGTTGAAGCAGGCATGGTTACTGGTAACGACCTTACAGACGTTATTATGGCATTCCTTGATGAAATGAGAAATGCAGGATATAAGAATGTCGGCTTATACTCATACGAGAACTGCATTAACAATTATGTAGACATTTCAAGAGTAAAAGAAGCTGGTTATGCCGTTTGGGTAGCAAAGTATTCAGATGCAGAACCTAGAATTGCCGTTGATTATGATATATGGCAGTTTGGCGGAAGTGTTAATTATCTTAGAGACACACAGATTAACGGACAGACAGTAGATCAGAACTATTGTTATACTGATTATTGCACAGACCATGTAGTTGAAGAAATCACAGTGCCAGACTATGAGCCAGTGCCAGACACTAAGTATCATAAAGGCGATACAGTTAAGGTTATTAACGCTATTCAGTACGATAATGGCGAGCCATTCAGCACTTACTATGATGAGTACAGTGTTTTATCGGCTAGTGGCAGAAGAGTTGTTATCGGTGTTGACGGCGTAACCACTGCTGCTATTGACGAGGATAATATCAGCCTTGTTAAGTGCATTTATGATAATGACAATGATATCAACACAGATACAGTAAACCGCGGCGACGGCAAGAAAGTCAGAGTACTTGATAACATTGATTATGACGGCGTAAGATTCGCGACATATTATGATGAATATGATGTGATTGAAGAGGACGGAGACAGAATTGTCATAGGTATTGGCACAACAATCACAGCTGCTGTCAATATTGCTAATCTTGAATTTGTCGGCGGTGCAATTTCTGATGATACGCCTACTGATATCCCATTCAGTGAAGATATTGAAGAGGGTAGCACAGTGAGATTTGTCGGCGATACTGATTATGATGGCACACCTATTAAGGCTTGGTATGACGAGTATACAGTATCAGAAAGAAGTGGAGACAGGGTTGTGCTTGTGCATGACGGAGAACTGTTTGCTGCAGTCAATATAGCCGATTGTGAATTAGTCTAACCTTAATAAAAATACCGGGAGTGCAATGCTCCCGGTAATATTTTAATTATTCAAATCTATCATAACAGCCATAACAGCAGGAATGGTCGTTATAGTTCCGTTTGTTTTCTTAAATTCCATACCACCCTCAAGAAGTGTTCCATACATTGTCACATTATCACCAACAAGCAAATTATAGTCAAAATTGTCTCTATAATATGTCAAAACAACAGTATCATCATTATTGCCATCAACAGCTAAATAATAGCAAGCAATATATTCACTGGATTCTTCACCAGTATGCGTATTTCCGTCTTTATCTTCGACCTCCCCATCATATTTTAATTCTGCTACAATATTACCTGTCAGCTTGAATTCTTTGTCAATATACTTATTAGGCGTACGCTTGAGCATTTCAACAGTTATATCATCAGGGTATACACTCTTGTCTCTTGACAATAATGTTTCTTGTTCTGTCTGGACTTCACTGGTACTTTCAACATTACTATCAGAAGCACCATTCTGACACGCTACAAGGCTTAATAAGCACATAACAAGCATAATACTTACAATTCTCTTTTTCATAGGCAAATCCCCCTTAAATTTAATTTTACTAATCATATCACACTATGCATAATTTGTCGAATGTTGTCGAAACTTGCGATATCTTTAAGTTGATTTTTACATTATCAGTATTTATAATAATAATTGTCCGAGAGAGTTCGGGCAGAATCTTCAAGTTTCGGCTAGACAGTGCCGTTTGATTGGCGTTGGCGGTACTGTCGCTGAAAACTGTTAATCTACTGGGGGTAGGTTGACATGCAAGAACAGATGTTCTATAATAACACCATCGCTACCAGCGTTATATCGTGCAATAAGGGGGATATATGGAGAATGAGGAATATAAACAGAAGATAATTGAACTAATCAATAATTGTAATAATAATCATTGGCTAAAAACAATATACAGCTACATTAAAACACTTTTAAGGTAAAAGAAAAAGACCGAGATTTTTTCTCGGTCTTTGCTTATTCTCGGCTTAACAAATTTACTATCTCTCATTTATCAAGTCAATCAGTTTTTCCAAACTTTCCCAATCTTCTTTATTTAGCTTAGACAACGCAGATACAAGCCTATGTCTGAAATTGTCTTCACCGCTTCTTTGAATATCTCCAAGCATTTCAGCAATCTGTTCATCTTTGGATTTCTCTATAAACATTTCGCCATCGCCTGTCCGTAACCAATCTTCATTAACGGAAAATTCCCTACATATCAGTTTTATAGTCTGTTCTGACGGATAATTTTCTCCGCTTTCCATTTTACAAACAGCAGAACGGGATACAGATAGTTTTTGAGCAAAATCAGTTTGACTTATATTCAAGCTATTTCTGATTTTTTTAATTCTCTCATTCATAAGTAGTTCCTCCTTTCTTGAAAAGTATAATAACATAAAATGTACATTAAGTCAACAAAAAGCATTGACAATGTATATTTAATGTGCTATTGTATGTACATCAAATGAACAGAAAGGAGATGAAAAAATGACAGGACCTTTTTCTATAAGCGGAGATGATGAGGAACGGACACTAAGAGATTATGTTGAATGGTTTGCGCTTGGACTTGCCTACAATGCGGTAAATGGTGAGAAAAACGAAGCATTACAAAGTGAATGTAAAATACTCGATTCTCTCACCAACGCATTGAACGCTATAAAGCTTTAACGAAAAGGATTAGATATAACTTCTACCTTAGCTGGTTTGTTATCAATAGTAGACATAAATTCATCATAGTATTTGCGGTACTCAATTTTGAATTGTTCAACACTGTCTTGATAACCCAACAACTTAGCAATAGCGTATCGGTCAGCAAGTTGCTTGCTATCCATATTTTTCACCTCTTTTCCTATTTAGAATAAGAGGATTATATCACAGAAAGGAAGTGAATTGAATGAGTGAAAAGGAAAAAGAAGTAGTTGAGAAGTTAAAAGAAGCAATTCCTAAGATGTCAGATTTTGACAAGGGTTATATTCTTGGCAAGGTCGAGAATATGGCAGAAAAAAGTGATAAGGAATGTAACAATGACAGAAAGGAGTAAGAATGGCAGAAGTCACAAGAAAAGCTATCCAAAATGAAATGACAAAAACGATAGAGGGAAGTTGCTTCTATGAAAGGCTTCACTGCAACGGACAAGATATAAGCGAATTGATTGCTGACACGAAAGCATTAATTGCCCAACATAACTTATCCGTTTTAGAAGCCAAAGGGTTTTTAGATTATATGAAGATTATTCTTGACAATTCTTCATATCTTCAAATTCAGAAATAGCCTTAATACAACATTCTTCAAAAGATGTATTGTCAGGTATTTCTTTAGCAGTCTTGAGTATAGATAATGCTTTGTCAGAGTAAGGATATTCAAGACCACAGTTAGGACAAATAATCTTGTCGGCAGATACACTTTCATTAACAGTATATCTATTGTGGCAAGTACAAGTTATTTGGAATTTTAGAAACATATTTACACCTCTTTTCCTAATAGAATAAGAGAATTATAGCACAAAGTACAAACAGATTAGAATTTTTGATATTGATACAATAGAAAAGTGATGGTAGCGGTAAATAGTTGCAAACTTTTATTCAAACATCATTAGTTCTTTTTGACAGGGATAGCGCCCTGTTCGTATCAAGTGTGAATTACCTACCGATTGGCAGTTTTGTCTTTAGCATATTTATTTAATTCTATTGATATAGAAATAAGAGTATACAGGGTACAGAAGTCTAAACCACAGAAGTATGAGCCGACCACTGATATACACAATGCTATGACAGTATCCATACAATCTCCTTTCGGAAAGTGTCTACCATCACTTCTCTATTGTATCAATAAATATAAAGTTCTACAAGTTACAGCAGATAGGAATGAGCAGAATCGCTTAAATGCACCTTAAAAGGAATATATCACACATTATTTAGAAAGGAATGTTTATGGAGCTACAGATTTTTAGCAATTCAGAGTTTGGAGAAATCCGAACCATTACTAAAGATGATGAACCTATGTTTTGTCTGGCTGATGTATGCAAAGCATTGGAACTTGAACAGGTAAGCAGAGTTAAGGCAAGGCTTAAAACAGATGGGGTTACTACAAGTAAGGTCACCGACAGATTAGGCAGAGAACAGGAAGCTACATTTATTAATGAGAGTAACCTTTACAAGACAATCTTTCAGAGCCGTAAAGAAAGTGCAGAGAGATTTACAGAATGGGTTACATCAGAAGTTCTTCCGTCAATCAGAAAGACAGGAAGTTACAGTAAGCCTTTGACAACATCTGAACAGATTAGATTATTGGCACAGGGAAACACAGAACTCACAGAGAGAGTTGATAAGGTTGAAGATAAGATAACCAGTATCGAAGAAGAAACTCCGCTTTACGGCTGTGAGATTGAAGAAGTGCAGAAACATGTTAGAAAGAAAGGAATTGAAGTACTTGGCGGAAAGGACAGCAATGCGTACAAAGACGGTGGTATTCGCGGTTCAGTATATTCAGATATATACAAGCAGTTAAAACGCGAATTCGGGTGCGTGGCGACATACAAGAGTATTAAAAGAAAATACTTGGCTGATGTACACGAACTCATCGACACCTATTTGTTGCCAATAGCACTTGCCGAAGTGGTACATGATACAAACATGTAGGAGAAGATATGAAAGAAAAGATAATTAACATATCCGCAGCACTGGCAGGAATCAGCCTTATAGCGTTGATTCTAAGACCGGTACAACCGCAAGCTAAGATTAATCAGCAGAGTGCAGTGTTAAGTGAATGCTACAACTCACATGTTGATTATAAGGTTGAAACTGGAGAGATAAGTGTTGATGAATATGAGTTATCGCTCATGGCACATTTACTGATGGGCGAATGCGGAGCGACATGTAACGATGATGAAATGCTATATCTTGCAGGAGCCGTTGTTTTGAATCGGGTACAAAGTGAGTATTTCCCTAACAGCATTGAAGAAGTTATTTATCAGCCAGGGCAATATCAATGTACAGAACTTAAAAACAGTGGATTCTATAAAGAACCGACAGAAAGGTGTTGGAGAATAGCAGAAGAATTATTAATAAGCGGATATGACATACCTAGCAATGTGTTGTATCAAGCTGAATTTAAGCAAGGTAGCGGTGTTTATAAGAAAGTGCAGAACATGTACTTTTGCTACAAGTAAGGAGTGTTTATGGAGAAAAGAATAAGAGAAGAATTATTCAACTTAGGTATTCTTTCTAACAGAAAAGGTTATGCATACATCGTTGATATTATGAGCAATCTTGATTCTGCATTAGCAATAGATGGCGAGATTAAGAAAGTTGCCGAGAAATACGGCAAAAGTAAGGATTCTATTGGAAGTGCAGTAAGAAATGCTGTTAAGACAGCAAATCATAGCCTTGAGGTATGGAAGAATTACGATTGCCTGACAACAAAAGGATTCATTACAACAATGTACTACAGATGTAAGGAGAACAATGAGTAGCATAAAAAGAATTATTAAGCTGAACAGAAACAGACAAAGGGCTATAAAGGAAAAGGATTTTAGAAAATTCTATACTTTTAGCTGCAAAATCCATCTGATTGAAAGAATGGATAAAGTACCAATAGGAAGTTACATATTAAAGTAAGGAGAGAAAGAAATGGAAAATGCAATTAATAACAATATCACATTAGCAGGAGTAGTTGAGAAAGAACCAGAGTACTCGCATGAAGTATTTGGCGAGGGGTTTTATGTGTTCATGCTCAAATGTTCAAGAATGAGCAGTAACAAGGACACATTGCCAGTAATGATATCAGACAGACTTACTGATATTAATGAAATCAAGGTAGGACAGGTTGTCACAGTTTTAGGACAGATACGAAGTTTCAATAAGCACACTGACAATGTGAAGAGCAAACTGATTCTGACAGTATTCGCAAGAGAGTTTGAAGTGCTGGCGCAGGATCCGGAAGAACTACCATTCGAAAATAATACCAACATGGTCATACTTGACGGTTATATCTGCAAGCCACCTATATACAGATGTACTCCAAAGGGCAGAGAGATTGCAGATATCTTAGTAGCAGTAAACAGACCATATGGCAAATCAGATTACATACCATGTATAGCATGGGGAAGAAATGCGAGATTTGTAGGTGGACTTGAAACAGGGGAGCATATCCAAACAGGGGAGCATATCCAGATTCAGGGAAGATTTCAGAGCCGCGAATATTCCAAGAAGATAAGTGACAATGAAGTTGAGACACGAACTGCATATGAAGTATCAGTAAGCAGGATTGATTACGCAGAGGAGGGCGAAGCTGATGAGTAGTGATATCACAGTTAGAGAGTTGGCAAGTATGGCTATTGATGAAGATGTGGTATGCCAGATATGGACACCGCAATACGGAACAGTATTTAACGGTTCATTTGAGGAAGCTAAGTATTCAGCTTATGCGGATAGGGAGATTGATAACTTCCAAGTTGAAGATGGCGTATTTGTTATGAATATATAATAAGGAAAGGATATGTTTATGGAAAGAGCAGTTTTAAAAAAGGTAGTACTTGAAAACTTTATGTGTTATGCACACGCAGAATTTGATTTTTATGCCATTACAAAGATTATGGCTAAGAATGGCAAGGGTAAGTCAACTATTGCCACAGCTTATCTGTGGTGCTTGTTTAATTGTGATTATGAATTAAAGGATAATCCAGTTATCAGACGAGAGGTTGACGGAAAGTCCGTTGATGATATGGACACAAGCGTTGAGCTTACACTTGATGTTGACGGAAAAGAAATCACTATGAAGAAAGTACAGAAGCGTACTTATGGGGAAACTGTAAAGGACGGCGTTGTTGTGACAACTGTAAGCGATACTAACTCATATTACATCAATAGCGTGCCAAAGACATTAAAGGCATTCAATGAATATCTTGATGTTAATATGAACATTTTCAAAATGTGTAGCAATATCAATGTATTTCTTACGCAGAAGCCAAAGGAAATGAGAGAATATCTTTTCAGTTTAGTAAAGAAAACAACCGACCTTGATATGGCAAAGTCTAAAAGCGAACTTGCCGAATTAGTTCCGCTTCTTGAAAAATACACAGCCGAAGAAATTCGTGCTATGAACAATGAAATCAAAAAAGATGTTGATGATAATGCCAAAAAGCTGAAAGGGCAGATTGAAGAGAAAGAGCGTGACATTCAGCTTAAACAGGCTATTGAAGTATCTGACCTTGAATTACAGAAGAACAGCCTTAAAGTGCAGATTGCTGATTGTGTGGCAAAGCAGACCGACAATGATAAGCTGATAGCTGAATATGACAAGGCTAGTTCGGATATTTTTAATCTTAAGTTTGAGCTTAACGATATGGCTCGCAAAGCTAATGAGGATAATGTTAAGGCAAGAAGAGATATTGAGAACAAGATTTCTGATAAGCAGTTCCTTGTTAGGCAGACAGAAAAGACCATTGCTGATACAGAAAAGAACATTGAGTATCAGCAGAATACCATTGATAGCATAAATAAGAATTTGCAGGATATAAGGGATAAATGGAAAACAGAGAATGAATGCAAATTTGACGAAACAAGCCTTATTTGCCCTTATTGCAAACAGGAATATCCCGAAGATAAGAAAGAACAGTTAAGAGCCGATTTTGATAGCCACAAGGCAGAAGAATTAAAGACCATCACAAACAATGGCAACCTTATTAAAGGAAAACTTGATGAAAATAAGAAGATTCTTAAAGATTTACAGAAAGAGTTGCCACAGCATAGAGAAAGCCTTGAAATGCTGAACACAGCTATTGCAGACCTTAAAAAGCAGTTATCAGAACTTCCACAGGAAATTGATGTAACAGCCACCGAAGAATATAAGGCACTTGAACAGCAGATAGCTGAAAAGGAACAGGCTATGCACAAGGCTAATGATATTTCGGCGGTTAAGGCAGAATTAAAGTCACAGGAAACAGCTTTAAGGCAGCAGTTAGCAGAATGTGAAAGCAAGATTGCAAAGTCTGATACGGCAGCAGATGAACAGCGACTTGAAGAATTAAAGCAGACAAAGATTGATTCTGAACAGAATAAGGCTAATGCGGAGAAAATCCTTGATTTACTTGATGAATTAGATAAAGCAAAGAATGAAGCCTTGACAGAAGCAGTAAACAGCCATTTTGGGTTGGTTAAGTGGCAGTTGTTTGAATACGCTAAGAATGGTAATTACAAGAGCTGCTGCATACCGACTGTTGACGGAAAATCAATTCTTACCACTATGAGTAACAAGGGCAACAGGATTCTTGGAAGAGTTGACATTTGCAACAGCATTCAGAAGATTAGCGGTATGTCAGTACCTATTATTCTTGATGATAGTGAGAGCTTAGATGAAGAGAATCAGAAGAAAGTTGCTGAAATGGTAGATAGTCAGTTGATTATGCTGATTGTCAATGGCAGTGAGAAATTAGAGATTGTGGAGGGATAATATAATATGAAATGTGAAGACGCATATGTACTTACAGTAAGCGACGAAGAAGCGGAAGTTATCAAACAGTTTGTATCGTCAATGAAGAGAGTTTCTATTGGCATAGATAATGATGATGTTTGGGAAATTATGGAAGCTATCGCATATAAAAGTACTTCCGCAAATGTAATAGGCATAAAAATTATATATGAAGAAAGTGAGAAAAGCTGATGGGCGTAAAAGGATATAAAGCATTTAACAAAGGAATGATATGCAGAGGTAAACAGTACGAAGAGAATGCTACTTATGAAGAAAACGGAAATGAAATATGCGAAGCAGGTGTAATGCATTTCTGCGAAAATCCATTTGATGTGCTGAATTATTATCCACTTGTTGATGAAAATGGCGACATTTCAGATTTTGCAGGTGTTGAAGCTGTTGGAGATATTTATAAAAGAGAGGATAAAATAGCTACAAATAAGCTTCATATTGGTGCAAAACTTGGGCTTAAAGGGTTTATTAAGGCTTGCGTAGATTTTACTATTGAAAAAGTAAGAGTTGAGTCTGGTAAAGATAACGAAGCTGATAGTAGTGGATATTCCGCACAGATAGGTTCAAGTGGAGATTACGCAAAGATAGGTTCAAGTGGAGATTACGCAAAGATAGGTTCAAGTGGATATTACGCAAAGATAGGTTCAAGTGGATATTCCGCACAGATAGGTTCAAGTGGAGATTACGCAAAGATAGGTTCAAGTGGAGATTACGCAAAGATAGGTT